GGCACGATTAAGCGTCCGTCGCCCGTGACCCTCGCCCCATGCGGCTGGATGCCTTTGCGCTTGAGGTACGGATGGTCGGGACTTGCTGCGCCGGCGTCGCGCCAGATGACGGCCACCGTGTCGGCAGCTGCCTCACGGCTTTTTGCCAGCTCAGCATCGCGAAGGCGCCGCGCTTCCGCCATGCGCCTGCTGTTTGCCATCTCCTCTGCAATGGTGAGCTTACGGCCCACGTCTGCGCGAAATGGTCTCTCGATGCCCGCCCTCCAGCAGCCGAAGTGGCCCGCCGGTACGCCGTCCGAGAAGCCCACGTAGAATCCGGGCTTGTCAAAGCCGGCCTTGCCCTTTGTGCCGCTGTTGAAGCGGTGAATCCTGCCGTCGAATATAATATTCTCTGGTGGCGTGATGCCAGATGCCAGCATGGCGCTTGCCATCTGCAGCTCTGGCGGCTCGGGCATGATAAAGCCGCTGGGCTGCGGGGGCGTCCACGGACCGCCGAAGATATCAGTAAGATCGGCCATTGTCCGCTCCCGTGTGCGCGCTGGCGCCTTGTGCCGGAGTGGAAAGGTAGGTGCTCAGCCGGCTCAGTGTGTCGTAGGAGGGGTTGAGTTGTTCGCCGCGCTTGATAGCGATAACCGTGTTGTAGTGCAGGCCGGTTGCCTGTGCGATTGCCGTTAGTCGCCGGTCCTGAAGGGCCAGCCTTATTTCATCAATTGTCATCATAATTATGTTCCACTGTTACTTCCTAAACCTTTGGGTGTTGACAATATAAATGAACATCACTACGATGTAAACAGACCTGCAACCGGATTGGCCGAACGCAGGTGCGGAGAAACTACATGGCAATACAACTAAAAAACACGCTCGACGTGTCGTCGAACGGTATTAAAGTGCTGGTCTACGGTCATGCCGGTGCGGGCAAAACCACGCTGGGCGCGACGATGCCGGCGCCCATTATTATATCTGCGGAGGGCGGCCTGCTGTCCATTAAGGATGCCGGGCTGGACTACATCGAAGTCAATTCGATGGACAGTCTTATGGAGGCGTTTGAGTATGTCTCCGGTCCTGACGGCCAGAAGTACCAGTCTGTTGTGCTGGACAGCATCAGCGAGATTGCTGAGGTCGTGCTGGTCCACGAGAAGGCAGTCAACAAGGATGGCAGGGCGGCATACGGGGAAATGGCGGTTCAGATGACAAGCATCATCCGAGCATTCAGGGACATGGCAGGCAAGCACGTTCTCATGACCGCCAAGGTAGAAAAAGCTCAGGACGAATCTGGCCGCATTCTCTACAGCCCATCAATGCCGGGCAATAAAGTGGGGCAGTCGCTGCCTTACTTTTTTGATGAAGTGCTGGCGCTGCGGGTTGAGAAAGACGGTGACGGCAAGGCTCAGCGCGCATTGATGTGCGACTCGGACGGCATCTGGCTGGCGAAAGATCGCTCAGGAAAGCTCGACGCTTGGGAAGCACCGGACATGGGCGCCATCATAGAGAAGATGTCAGCATGAACCGGAACTCTGAAAAAACCTTTGAGCTGCACGAGCTGAGCCAGCAATGGCTTGAAGCCAAGTCAGCTGAGCAGGCGGCTCAGGATAAGCGTCGTCAAATCGAAGACGCCATGTCCGCCATCATCAAATTGCCAGATGACTTTGAGGGCACAAAAAACACTGATGCGGGATTTTACAAGATCTCTACGGTGGGTCGCATCAACTACAAGATAGATGCAGCAAGACTGCAGGAAGTTGCTGCAGAGCATGGCCTGTCCGAGTATCTGGGCAGCCTGTTTCGCTGGAAGCCAGAGATCAGTGCAAAGCACTGGAAATCAGCAGAGGCCAGCATCACCAAGCCTCTGCTTGAGGCAATTACCACAACGCCGGGGAGACCCAGCTTTTCAATATCAATGAAAGAGGAGAAGTAAAATGGCACTACTGAACGAAGCGTTTGAAGTTTCCGAAGTCCCTCAAGGCAACGGCGGTGATTACACGCCGCTGCCAGATGGCTGGTATTCGGGGCACATTGCAAAGGCTGAGCTTTGCACTACCAAGGCAGGAACCGGGCACTACATCAAAGTCCGCTACGACATCACCGGGCCAACGCATCAAGGGCGCGTTGTGTTTGGAAACTTTAACGTCCACAACCCCAACGTCAAGGCCGAGGAGATTGGGCGCCAGCAGCTGGCTGATCTTTGCCGTGCGATCGGAGTGGCCCGTGTGACTGACACGGATCAGCTGGTTGGGCACAACTGCCAGATTAAGCTGGCGACCCGCCATCAGGAGGGATACGAGCCATCCAATGAGGTCAAGGGCTGGAAGGCGATTGAGGGCGGATCAATGCCCCGGCCTGCCGCGCCCCCGGCTCCTGCACCAGCGCAACGCCCTGCGCCGAGCCCAGCTGGCTCACCGCCTTGGGCTAAAAAGTAACAACAACAAAGGAGGGGGCGGGCAACCGCCCCATGATTACGATGACTGCGATTCCAGAATCAGCGATATCACTGGCCAGCTTAATTGATGCGTCGCACGAGGCAAGACAAGAGCGCCCAAGGCCCCACATGGGGTGCTCAATGCTTGGAGAGCCCTGCGAGCGCAAGCTGTGGCTGGCGTTTCGTTGGGCCGTTATCGAGCCGGTTCCCGGTCGCATCTTGCGACTGTTTCGTCGCGGCCAGCTGGAGGAGGATCTCATTGTATCCGACCTCCGAGCGGCTGGTTGCCATGTAACAGATACCGGGGAAAAGCAGAGCCGGGTTGATTTTGGTTGCCACGTATCCGGCAGCATTGATGGTGTCATCAAATCAGGTGTGCCAGAGGCGCCGACCAAAAAGCATATTCTTGAAGCCAAGACACACAGCCTGAAAAGTTTTAATGACCTGACCGCTAAAGGTGTGCAGCTATCCAAACCCTTGCACTGGGCACAGATGCAAGTCTACATGCTGGGCGCCAAGGTGGACCGGGCGCTGTATTACGCCGTCTGCAAAGACGATGACCGCATCTATACCGAGCGTGTCAGGCTGTGCGAGGAAAGTGCAAATGCGTTCGTGGCAAGGGGCCAGCGCATTGCGTTGACTGAGCGTATGCCAGAGCCGATTACCGGCGCATCTCCAGCTTGGTACATCTGCAAATTTTGCCCCGCGCATAGTTTTTGCCACCAGACTCAGACAACAAAGCAGGCCAACTGCAGAACCTGTGCGCATTCAACACCAAAAGACGACAGCACTTGGCACTGCGCACGATGGGATACACCCATCCCCACGGATGCTCAGCACGACGGCTGCACGAGCCATGTGGTCCATCCGGATCTGGTGCCTTGGAGGATGGTACGAGGATCTGGCGACTGGTCGGCCATTTATGAGATTGACGGAAAACAGGTGATCAACGGCGAGGACGGTTATTACAGCACAGAGCTCCTGTCTAACCTGAGTCTGTGTCTGTCTGATGACCCTGTGCTGGCGGATCTGAGAAATAATTTTGATGCGAGGGTGACGGGGTGACTGAGCTGCGGGAGTACCAACAGCGCGCGATCGATCAGCTTTACCAGTGGTTCGACGACGGCGGCACCGGCAATCCCTGCATGGTGCTGCCAACAGGGTCAGGCAAGAGTCATATCGTTGCAGCCTTGTGCAAGGACGTGCTCCAGAGCTGGCCTGAGACTCGCGTGTTGATGTTGACGCATGTGCGCGAGCTGATTGTCCAGAACGCCGAAAAGATGCTGCAGCACTGGCCGGGTGCGCCGCTGGGTATCTGTTCGTCCGGGCTACGTAAAAACACCCTGACTGAGCCTATCACTTTTGCTGGCATTCAGTCCGTGAGAAATAAGGCTAAGCAGATTGGGCACGTGGACCTGATTATTGTGGACGAGTGCCACCTCATCGGGCACGAAGATGCCGGTGGGTACAGAAAGTTAATTGGCGCGCTGTTGGCTGTAAATCCAGCCCTGCGCGTCATCGGACTAACTGCCACCCCGTACCGGCTCGGTCACGGAATGATCACTGACAAGCCCGCGCTTTTTGATGCGTTGCTTGAGCCCGTAACAATTCAGGAGCTGATCCACAAGGGGTACTTGATGCCCCTTAGATCGAAGATTACAAAGGAAAAGCTTAGTACAGAGGGGATTAAAAAACGAGCCGGCGACTACGTTGAGAGCGAGATGCAGGCGGCTTTTGACACGGAAACGCACAACATGGCCGTTGTGGATGAGGTCATAAGCTTAGCAGGAGACCGCAAGGCGTGGTTGTTTTTTTGCGCTGGTGTGAACCATGCTCAGCACATTGCAGACGAACTCAATGATCGTGGGATTGTTGCTGCATGCCTGACAGGTGACACCCCGAAGGTTGAGCGCGACCAAATCATAGAGGATTTTAAATCAGGAGCCATCCGCGCGCTGACGAACGTGAACGTGTTAACAACCGGCTTTGATTACCCGGACATCGATTTGATTGCAATGCTGCGCGCCACTATGTCGCCGGTGTTGTACGTGCAGATGGCGGGACGTGGACTGCGACCCAAAAGCCACACCGATCATTGCCTCGTGCTGGATTTTGCTGGTGTGGTCGAGACTCACGGACCGATCACTGCGGTGGTGCCGCCGAATAAAAAGAAGCCGGGTGATGGCGAGGCGCCAGTTAAAACATGCCCCGCCTGCAATGAGCTCGTGCACATATCAGCGACCACCTGCCCAGCTTGCGGTGCCCCGTTCCCTCCACCGGCCAAGCCAAAGCTGGAGCTGCGTGATGTGGATATAATGGGCTTCAGACCAACCGAGCTTGTTGTGACCAGCTGTT